TCCGAGATGTCCATAATGTATGTATGCTGTATATTCGTCTCTGGTGCAAGATCAGTGTTATTTGGATCATACACTATCTGCAATCTACCTTTATGAAAAGATGAGCATACCACCTCTATCTTCAATACAAACGTGCCAGTCCAATATGCAAAATCAAATGTTGGTAAAGCATAAGAAGGATACGCGGATGCAACTAAAGTTCCATGCGCAATTCTGTGCAACGGCCAGGCGCGAATACTTGTCAGCTTTGTTCCCGTGATCTGGGTTGATAGCCACTGGGTGCTTCTTAAATAATTGCTAATCGATGCAAGGAATGTAAATGACGTCTCCTCCATACCAGCTAAGCCCATCACTCTCGTGTCAACTGTCACCTCGTTCTTGGAATCCAATGCCAACTTTGTGCCATTATCTACTACATCATAATTAGCTAAATTGGCTATGTGCCGCGGCATCATCTTCGTTGGTTGCTGCACACTAGTCGGTCTGCTATATCCAAAGCTCTTAGCCATGGCCCCTATCATACCCGCGCTATTAGCAACAGCCATAGCATATGGTGCCAATGAACCCAACATTGGGGAAAGTGTCGTTGCGATGTTTGACACTACTGACGCAGGTCTGGATATAATGTCCCGTTCTGTATATTCACCTGCTTGAGCTATAAGGCCCGGTGCGGGTGCCATCGTGGGACTATCCAAAACTACTTCTGACATCCAAGCAAAAACAGTTATCGTCAAATCTGCCGTCGATCCATTGGCGTTGCGTAGTGGATTAATGGACTCTATGAATATCTGTCCCATTTCATTCCAATCCGCAGCAGGTATGTTAACAGCATCCTTCCAGAAGAAGAATGGCAAATCCAATTGTCCTCCAGTACTCATACATGGATCCAAAAATATATGCGGTCTCTGAGTTGCTAAGCATATGTTCGCAGGAGATGGTGTAGTGTGGTTATGTTCTAATGCATCGGACGCCTTCAAAGGCAAATAAGATGCTATCAATTTACCATAATAGAACCCATTACCATTTATCAGAAATTTAACATGAAGTTTTGCCCTAAGATTGTTGTAATTATTAATGCGATTTATAACGCGTTTATTCTCAATAAATCTCTTCCACGGGTTAAACTCTACGAAAGTATTCGCTCCTACTGCCACCGTTACCGTTTGCACTAATAATGGGCGTGATAAGAAAGCTGCCATACCGTCAGCAGCATTTGCCGCAAGGTATCGAGTGCTATCCATCTCACCACAAATAGTGTTGATGACGTTTGAATCCGTATCTGAAAATACCATTGTGCCAGTGCTAGTGCGCCCAGATGTCTCGGGACAAGTGGTTGCGGTGCCTGCTTGAAAGACGTAATCCTTATCGTCTTTGTATGCGACAAACACTGGTGGCTCATACTGCGCTGGGGTCGGGTTATGATTATCCCTCACCCATTGAGCGTACATGGCATTTATTTCATCCAACGTAGGCTTCCTCACCTCCGCTGGCACTGTCACCTCACTAAAATCAGGTGCAGTTTGATCAACATCGTCTAATAAAATCATATCGATGTCGTCCTTCGACAATGGTTTAAACAGTGACCGTTGAGGTTGCTGTCTCTCCATCTGTTTATGTGGTTTTTTAAGATTAATTCCACTAACTAACTGAGCCCTTTCCTTTCCGTCCATTACTGGTACGGGGCTCATCATGCGATGTTTTTCTTTGTTGTTTTTTGGATACAAATTATTACATTCACACGATTCCAAGCATGTACCGGCTTGGAATATGCTAGAAGTATTGTGGTCAGCTTCACCTCCCCTAAATAGGGGTGTCTCGACTGGCGAGACTGCTTCACAACGGTAAGCGCCGAGCATATTGCCTAACTTCAGGGCTAATAGTTCGTCGTAATCAATACCGTCACAGCACTCTTGTGTTTTACGCCCAGGGTGCTCCAGGCAGATCGCAGGCATCCCTTCTTGATACTTGCTCTTCCACTCTCTTAAAAAATCATCATATGTCCTATCGGCCCACTTAGAATAATGGTATAAATCGTGCATCTGTAAGATCTTCTTTAGTATTGGGGCACGGGCCTCATATACTGTTCTACCATGTTGAAACCAAGCTGCTAATGCATTATCGGCGTTAACTCCTACACTTTCTTCTGGCGTGAGAATACTACGTGTGAGGAATTGCAAGCTTTTAAAAATTGAAGTTTCGTCTAATGGTGCCATGAGAAGTTCTGTATCTTCGTTATACTTTGGTCTCCGTTTTAAAAAACTTAATTCGTCCAATGTGATAAATGGTCT